CTTGACCAGGAAAACCAGTAGCTATATCACCTATTTTTATATTCGTAGTATCAGTAAGAGTTAATACATAACCTTTTAAAGGCGCAGCTGCTTGAGCTCCAGCGCTTATTGATTTTATATTATAATCTAAAACTAAAGGAGTTTCATAAGGATAATATTTAGCAACAGATATTTGATCTTCATTAACATAATGAACAGGACTACTCAAAGCTAAAGGATTTGCTAAGCTAATGTTTATTTTTCTTGGTTGATTACGATTGTCTGTCCAAAACAATAAGTCCTCTATAAGATTAATACCAGTTATTCTATTATTTTTATTAAAATTTAAAAAACCACCTCTAACTAATAAAACTAATTCATTACTTAAAGTATTATATCTATGTATAGTGTTGTTATAATTGATATAAATCTTATCTAACACCTGCATACTACTAGGTAAAAGTTGGTTTATTTCTATATTAGTAGTTGTTATATTTTTTATTACAGGATCTAATTCAAGACCGTCAATTCCAGAAGGTAAACTTGGTAATCCCCATGAACTACCCCAAAGTAACATACCCACTTCTAATCCTAGTGTTTGTGGGTTTAATACATTACCTAAACTATCTTGTAAAACAATTATATCATTAGTAGCGCCAAAAGAATTAAAATACACTATAGTATCTCTAGGGCATACACTTTCTCCATCATAACTAGTATTATATAAATAAATATCAGCAGTAGTATCATTAGTAAATTGACCTATAAACTTACCGCCTTCTCCAGTATATAAATTTTTTAACTGCGTGTTACCTAATATGTTCTCAAATTCTCCTACTTCTGATCCTTGAGATCTACTTATTTGTAAATTTCTAGCATCTCTATATTCGCCATTTGGTAATATTCTAGAATCTAAGTCTTTATTCATTTTAGACTTTAGAAACGTATTAGTAATTTGTGGCATGTGTTATCGTTTTATCCATTTAGATTTACCTCTCATTACTTGAACTATTTCATCAAGTTTAATGTTTGATAATCTTATTTTAGCATTTCTTAATTTAGCACTTTTTTCTTGACGTAATCTTTGTACAATGTATTCAGGTTGATTAATTCTAGTAGAAATTATAGCATGAGAAATATAAGCATATAAAGCATCTTCTGCTAGTTTTGGTATTCTACTATCTAAATCATAAGCAAGACCATCAGAGACATACTCTAACACTATTAAACCGCCTACTAGGTTGCTTGAAAAAGACATTTTACCTTCTCTTTCATTCATATTAAACCAACCGTTGTATTGAGCGTATTGTGGTGACATTCCATATTGTTCTCCCCAGCCCCAATACCAGTAACCTCCAAAGCCCCAGTTATATCCAGCCCAATCTAATCCTTCATTATAAAGACCGAAAGATGGTAATCCATTTATTAAATTACTATTACCTCTTTTCCATTTCATTTCAGTTAATGAAGTTCCTTCTGTGTTTTCACCAAAGTTATCTTGAGTTGGAGCACCTACTGAATCTTGTAGTGGATTTTCATAAGGAGAAATAGTTAAATTGTTAGCAGGGTATATAATTCTTTTAACACCCAAAGCATCTATTCTTGAAACTCTAACATAGTTAACATAATCTTGAGGTAATATAACACTTAAACTTGGCGGTATATTTAGCTCTTGAGATTTAATAGACTTTAAAGTATCATAACTAAATTCTTGTAAACCACGTTTAGCGTGAAATATTATATCAGTTCTTTTAGCGTCTGGTATTAATTTATCTTTTCCAACAAAACCAACTATAAAGTTATTTACTACGTCTTTTAATGTAACATAACTATAACTTCCATAGTTTTGTTCTGTAGTAACGCCATAAGCATCTCTATTACCAAAACTACCACCGTCAATTGTTTTTAACTGACATACTAGTGTTTTGTTTTGAGCTAATGGAGCTGCTAAAGAAATAACGTTTCTATCTAAAGTATAGGCTAATACATATTCTATATAGTTTATACCATCTGAGCTAGAGTATAGTTTAAAATTATTTAAAGCATAATCAGTATTAGCAGGGTTAGGATCACCTAATATTAAATTAGTATTAAATGTAAATGTAAAGTTACTTTGCCCTGCGATATCTGTCACTGTAAAACCCTGCGCGCCCGCGTAATATTGTTGATTTGTTTCGGTGATTAATCCACCATTTGGTATTGCCATATCTTATTAACTTTTTTCGTTTGCATCTACAGTAGCTACAGCTTGTGAAGCTGTTTGTATGATAGTTGGATCTTGTATTATAACACCTGCGTAAGCAAGTATTCTCATTATTAATTCATCTTGATCTGTAACGTCTAGTTCAAATTGAACTGAAGTACCTACCGCGTATATAAAAGCACCTACAGCATTAGTCGTAAAACCCCAAACAACATTGTTAGGCTTTTTTAAATATGATATAGATATATCATCATTTATAGTGTTAGGATATACTTTAACTACGTTTTCTACGTAAGTATATATTGGAAAGTTTTCTGTAGGTTGAGTTAAAGGGGAAAGTAATAATTGTCTTAACTCGTTAGGTTGAACGTATTGTCCAAGGTCTGTGTCTTTATAAAATACAGAACCTAATCTATATAATACATTAGTAGTACCTACTACAACAGGATTATCTAGTACAGCGTTGTCTAATAAAGGAAAATTAGAATTAACTACATTGTAAGGTATCACAGTGTTTCTTTGAAAAAATTGTAACTTTTGTTCGATATTTTTTACTCTGTCTGAATACTCTGTATCATTACTCGGTAAACGATATTGTTGGTTTAAATCACTAGCATAAGCCTCAAACATAGTAAGCTGTGCTTGCGTAGCAATTTTATTAAATTCATCAGGAGTTATATAACCTCTTTGTTGTTGATTAAGGATTAATAATACCGTTTGATATACTGTATTGACGTTTACCATTATATTTGTGTTTTAATAAAGAGGCGGACGAATCCGCCCCTGTTATTATTATTTTAGTCTTTTTTCTATTGACTTAAATACTTCTACTCCTTCATCTGTTTTAAACCACGCAGCAATAGCTGAATAAGGGTTTTCATCAAATGGAACAGTCATTAATTTTCTATCATTACTAGTCCAATGAATTGATCTTTGGTCTGGTGATATTCTTATAATGTTATGTTCTACCGCATTAATTGCAAAGTTTCTTAACTGCACATTTTCATCAGCAGCAAGAGACATAAACAATCTAGCGTTCTTTTTAGCAAGTAATAATAAGTCTCTTCTTAATTCTTTTGAAGACATTTTATTTACTTTTGAACCATACTCTACTCTTACAATAGCTTCTGCTAAATCAATATCCATATCTCTAGCAACGTTTAATGCTTCGATTTCCCATTCAATATCTTCAAGTTCATCTTGTGCTATACTAACAGGTTTGTGTTCAGTATATTTAAGATCTTTCATTGGGTGATATATAGATAACAACTTTTGTAAAGCTGTTTTTTCTTTTGGAACACTTAATGTTCCATCAACAAACGTAATATGTCCTAATGTTACTTCGCCTTTTTGTTCATCACGAAATGGACTATTCATATTCGTAGCATATCTTAGTTCTCTCTGTTCATTTTTCTTATTATCGAACCATAACATTGGGTGTCTTAACGTGTGTTTGCTTGGTATTGTAAAAGTTAAAGGTGATTTACTTCCTTTAAGTAAATAAGTTCTATCTTTTATTTCCCAGTCATCTTGTTTTTTAACTGGTTTTATAGGTGTAGGTTTTGCTACAACTTCTTGAGGTGCAACCTCAACAACTTCTTCTGCTTTAGCTTTTTTAGCCATAATATAATATAATTAAATAGTTTATAAAAATAATAATTACCCCTGCCCGAAGACAGGGATAGTTATTAATATTGAGTAATTACACTCCTTTGAATAATACAAAGTTGTTAGCAGCTTGAGTTACTAAACATCTTTCAGATAGGAAGTTAACTTCCATAGCGTCAAGAGTTGAAGTAAATGCACCACCAACAGAACCTGTTAACCATGATTTCATTCTTCTATCATCAGTTTGTGAAGCTCTATATCTTACGTGTAAGAAAGGTCTTCTGATGTTAGTTCCTAAAATTTGATCGTAAACAGTTGTTGTTCCTGCAGGAATTAATACTCCTTCAATAGACTGAGGTCCAGTCATACCACCACGCGTTGAAGCGTCGTTTAAGTATTTCCAATCAGTTTTGTAGAAGTCATAAGAACCTCTTCTGAAACCACTGAAACCTAAGTTTAAAGCCATTTCTTCTGAGTTTTCAAATAATCCAAATGCAGTACCACCGTTGAATCCTGCAGAAATTCCTGCAAGCATATCATCAAAGTCAAGAGCCGTAGATCTGTCTAAGAATAACATGTTTTCTTCAATTGCACCTTGTGTATCTAAGTTTCTAAGGATACCATCAAAATCTCCAATACCTGTAGCAGCAGAGAATCCAACTTGTACATTACCTCTATCTTCGATAGCTGCAAATAAACCTTGAGAACCTATAGCGCCTGAAGCACCTAAAGCAACTGCAGAACCTGCTGCTGTAACTTCTGATTCAACACACATCATTTCTAGGTAATCTTCAAATCTTAATCTTGTTTCAGATTCAGATTTTAAATACCAAAGGTATCCACCAGTTCCATCTTCAGTAGCAACTTCTACCCAGCCGATTTGAGCTGTATCAGATCCATTTACTGTGTATTTGTTTCTGATAATGATAGGGTTATTACTAAATTGTGTGAAAGCAGGCTCAACACTTACGTACTCATTGTTCGCTAATGTAGAAGCACCACCGTTACTGTTTAAAGTAACTGATCCTTTAGCATATTCAGAACCGTATACGAATATTTTAAGATCTCCTACTAATCCAGCAGCAGCCCAAGTAGACGTGTAAGGTTCAACTGTTATAGTACCACCTACACCAGGTGTAGAAGCTACTACTAAACATTTTGCTTCAGCACCAAAGTTATCTAAGATAACTACTGTAGCTCTAGCTGATACAACATTTGTTACAGTTCCTGGCAGTGTTAATACTGTTGGAGGTCCTGCAACTACGTTAGCAGCTGGTACATCATATGCAATATGTAATCTATTTTGTTCAGACCAGATTACTTGGTCACTTGTCATTGGAAGCTCTGCTCCAACCATTCTTAAGAATCCAGATAAGGTTCTGTTACCATATCTTTCAACTTCAGCTTCGTAGATTTCTGGTAAATACTGCTGTGCAAAATCTGCAAAGTTAGCAGCTCCAGCATCTGTCCACTGTAAATAGTTAGATTGTAAAAGCTCTTGTTGTTGACTTGGTATTATAGTACCAAATTGTGGGTTTAAAGCCATTTTTTCTAAATTTTAATTGTTAAATGTTCGTTTTTTTATTTTCAATTTTGATGAATCAGATCCACTAATAGACTTTACCTTCATTCCACCCACAAAAACATCTCCAGTAGCAACCTGCCTTGGTGTGTCTGTAGCCGGATTTTTCGATTGTTTAACGATAGTTTTAACACCATCTGCTTTACCTTGCTCATAAAAATGAGAAGCTAGCTTGTCCGCATTCATCGCAGCATATAAAGCTTTGTGATAACCAGCTGTATCAGAAATATTTCCATTATTATCAATAAATTTATTGACAAAGTTTTCAATATTACCTTGAGCTTCAGCAACACGTCTTGGGTCTTTTACCTTGTATCTAAAATTTTTGTCTCCTACAGAATAATCAAAACCTTTGAATTCTGATCCGAACAAATCATTAGTACGTTTTTGGAAAATTTCCTGTGACTGCTTTATAGTTTCTTGCTGTTTGTTGTAACGATTAAAAAAATCTGTAGCTTTTTGCTGTTCTGGATTAGCTCCAGGTCTGTTTTTTATCTCAGCATAGTATTGATCCTTTAATTTAGCTAGATCATTTTTAGCGTGAGCAACAGCTTCTTTATAAGCTAGTTTTTTTCTTCGTATATCTTTTGCCTCATCTAAATCTTCATCGTATTGATAATCTTCTAATAATAGACCTATATCTTCACTGTCTAGATGTGGTTTAGTTTTTTTATAATATTCTTGTAATACCTGTTTATCATCTAAAGAACTATAATCTTTATTTAACTCTACGTAATCAGATACTGTACCGCCTGTATCTTCCATAAACTTAACCAGTTTTTCAATGTTTTCTGGTAATTTAGGAGTTTCAATTAAAGGTTCTTTTTTCTGTATTGGAGTAGTTTCAACTTTTTCAGCTACTTCTTCAATAACTTCAGTAAAAGATTCTTCTTTAGTTTCTGGTAAAGTTTCTTCTTTAATTTCAACAACCGGTTTTTTTTCTACAACTTTTTCTGGTTCTTTAGTTAAATCCATTTTAGCAACAGCGGGTTGTATTTCGCCTTGTGCTTCTGGTTTAGATAAATCAATTTTTGCTACTTCTTTATCAGATTTAGTTAGTTGTTTTGGTTTTTTACTTTTTGGTTTTGACTTTATTTTAAAGTCACCCTCCTGTTTTACAGGTTCTTTTGCTTCTTCAGCCATAATATAATATAATTAAATAATTAATAATTAAACAATTGGAAACTGATCTTCCATTTGTCCTTGTTTTTCAAAATCAGTAGGTAATAAATCATTTTGTCTCTGAGATATCATAGCACTTTGTTGTGTACCTGCTATTCTTGTTCTTTTGTCTTTACGATCTTCTATTTGTTGTTCACGTTTAGTTTCTCTTTGAGTTTTCATTTGTTCTAATTGAACTTGATAATTAAACTCTTCTGACATTAGTTGTCTTTTTATTTCAGCCTCTGCTTGCATTCGTTGTATTTCAAACTGAGACTTTGCTTGTTCAAAGTTTACTTTTTCAGACGTTAAAGCTTGTTGTTTTTGTACTTCAGCTTCAGCAGCTGCTTGACTAGCTTGTGCGTTTGCTTGTGCTTGTTGTTGAGACATTTCAGCTTGCATTTGTCTTTCACGTTGTAACTTACGTTTACGTTTCATTTTCAGCATTTGGTTAGCAAGCTTTAAATTACGTATTTGACGTATTTCTATGGCATCTTCTAAATCAATACCACCACTTGATAAAGCAACTTGTATGTTTTGTTCTAACATTGCTTTTTCTTCTTCATCTGGTTCAAGATCTAAGAATATACCAAAGTCATGTAAATTAATCTGTTCTAAACCTTTTAATGTTTCAGTATTAAATACAGATATACTTTGTTTTAATACATTAGCAGTTAAAGGATAATCTAACATATCGTTAACTTTTTTAGATATATTTTCACATATTCTCAATGTTAAATATAAACTAGCGTTGTTAATATGTTTTGTAGCTATATTTGAAGCTTGTGCTGCTAACTTTTGTAGACCAACTAAAGTACTTTTATCTGGTGTACTACCATCTCTAGCTTCATTAAGTCCGGTTACATCACGTATCATTTGTAAATAATAATTATACGTAGATATTAAACTTTGTATTTTAGCTTGACCAGATCCTGTAGTTAACTCTTGAACAGGTACTTTACCTCTATTTAATTCACCATCTTGAGTAAGTGATCTACCTACAACAGAACCTGTTTGAAAATACATATTCAATGCTTCTGCTGGGTTGTAGTTTGTTCCATTGCCTAAATCAACTTCTGCTAAACCATCCATATCTAAGAACACACCATCTGGTACCATTCTAGCTATTACTTGTTGTAGTTTAAGATGAGTTATTTGAATCATATCTGCAAAACCAGTTATTCTACCAACTGTAGAATCAATACGACCTTTGTATATTCTAGGAGCACATATTGCGTAGTTCATTTCTACTTTTGTAGTGTCAGCAAAAGGTCTAGTCATATTAGGACATAATTCCCATCTTAATAATATATTTGTACCTAAAACTTTAACACCTCTATATAAAACTTCTATTGTTCTACCTACTCTCTCAAAATTATCATTTTCTGGTGGATTAAAACTATCTGGTTTTTCTATAGCTTTTAACAAACCACTATCAGTTTCTTTTATTTTAAAAACTTGGTTACTATATGTTTTATATTCAAAATATAATAAAGGAATTGTATTTGAATCCCAAGCACCTTGGCCAAAACCATACTTACTTTCTTGACTGCCTTGATATTCTTGTATTCTCTCTAAAGTATTGTCATCAAGTGTTGGGAATTGCTTCGCTATTTCTGGTAATGTTTGCGCTTTTAATTCGCCTACATAATATATATCTTCGAAGTTTGGATCTTCTGTGTAAGAATATATTAAATAAGCTGGATCTACGTAATCAATTGTTATACCGTTAGATAAATTAAAATCTGTTTTAACAGCTCCAATACCACACGTAACTAAATCATAATTTACTCTACGTCTTGTTAAATCCCATTTATTGTAATCTAAAACTTGGTTTATAACTTCTTCTTCTGCTATTTCTACAGACTGCTTGTAAGTTAATTGCATGTGAAGCTCTAACTCTTCTGGAGTCTGTGGTAATTGATCTTCAGGTACGTTTGTATTATACAGCTCTTTACCTAGTTGAGCTGTTATTTGTTTCATTGTGTCTCTTGCAAAAATATCTTGTGCTAGTAATTCAGCATAACTGGTTCTTTTTTGTATTGAAGCAGGATCTTGTGCAAAAGCGTTTATATCATAATCTTTATTAGAAATACCATTTGATAATATATCTACAAACTTAGATATAATAGGTACTGGTTTCCAGTCTAAATTAAGATAAGATAAATCACCATTAATAGATAATTCGTCTTTATATTTTTGAGTAGGTTGTTCACCTCTAGCATATAATCTAAGTCTATTATAATTATTCCATGTAGTTAGGTATCTATTACCATTTGTTCTTCCTTGATTAAACCATTCTTGTTCTATAGCTTGAGCAACTTGCTCACCATATTCCCAAGATGCTTTCTCAGCGTCGCTAACCACTTGGCTAGGAAAAATGCTATTACCGTTAGTATATACTTTTCTCATTTAATCTATAATTTTAGATAATAACCCACTATTATCAAATTTTTTTATTCCTAAATCATAATTTTTTCTTATCATTTTAGGAACAGGTCTATATTTATTTTTATTACAAGCCATAATCGCTAAACCAGAACTAATAGAAGCATCATGTGTTGTTCTATTGTTTATATTAAATTTAGCCCAGTCTTCTAATGTTCTTTGGAAATATGTATCTCCGTATGTATTATCATCTCTAAGTCCAACATAACTTTCAACATAACTTTCTATTGCAGCTGCATGCGCTTGTATTATATCTTGACTAGAGTTAGGTATACCACCTATTTCTCTTTCTGTAACAGATAGTTTGTTATAAACTTTATCAGGTCTATTCATTGCAAAATTTCTATAACCTCTACGTTTAAAATGATACAGTAATCTAGGTTTATTGTTTTCTGCAAGTATAGGCATACCATAAAAAATACAAGCCATAAGCACATCTTCAAAAAATATCTCAGCTGTTTGTGGACGAGCGATATATTCTAAAAAGAAATGATTTGGAGGTACATCTTCCATACTAAATTTAGTTAAACCATGTAAAGCTCCATTAGAACCTCTACCGTCTACTGTACCTGAGATATCATAACTATCACAACCAAATGCTCCTAAAGTTTCATTTCCAGGATATTTGTTGCCTAACTTATTTATTACATTGTTTTGTAATCTTTTAGGTGGAACCCAAGAAATAAAAAATCTTCCATTTTTATTTGGTACAAATATAACTGTAGTATCTTTAATACCTCCTGACCATTGAAAACTTCCTTGTGTTATAACAGATGATTTTTTTATATCTGCATTCCAATCTATTTGTTCATATATTTTAGTTAAATTAAACAAAGAAGATTTAGCCTCATCTCTAAAGGCGTGTTCTTCAGTTCTTGGAAATTGTCTATAAAATTCATTTAAAGCATCTTGATCTTGTTTTAAACCATCGACTTCGTTTTGCCAATACTCAATAACTCCAGTCGTGATTGGTGTTCCGTGAGGACCTTTAACAAGATCTTTTGGTGTGTCGAAGACAGGATGGCCGTAAGAATCAATGTATCCTTCGTAATTCCATTCCATAGGAATGAACAAAGAATAGAGCCCTGAACGTGTCTGTCCATTTGCATTTCTTTTTGTGACATCTGAGTCATAAAATAATTTTTTAAAATTTGCACCTCCTTTATCTAAAGCATTTGATGTTGATCCCATCATACACTTACCGATAATTCTACTACCTAATCTAAGGGTGGTTTTCGTAACACGCCAGTTGTTCTGGATGTTGTTCGG